ATAGAAGATGTGGAAAATACAACTGACTTAATGGCAAGTTATATAGATGGTGTGAATACAGATCTTGACAAGGATAAGCTCAAGACTCTGATGAACAGTCTCTATAATGATGCCATAGATATGGAGATACAGTAATGAAAATGAAAAAAGTTTCAAAATCAAGATGGGCAATGTTAGTATTTGTTATAGTTGCGCTTGTCGTTTTATTTAATGTAGCTGGTTGTTCGATGCTAGAAGCACAAATGACTAAAGCAAAAGGATTAGTTGGTATAGGCGGCGATCCAATTGTTGTCGAAACACCAGCATGTGAAGGAGAAACATGCGAGGATATAAGAGGCTAGATCAAGATGATCCAGATAAACTCCTATGGGGAATTTATCAATTTACAGTAACATGTATAATTATAGGATTAATAGCATGGCCAATATGGGTTTGGGCAGAAATCGAACAAGTATGGACAGATTTCAGCCCTCAGCCTGAGGTTATAGAAATTGTAACTGATGAAACTCCAACAACAGATCCGGATATACAGCCGACTTCTCTTGTTGAAGGATCAGATAGTGAGAGTTTAGACAAAGAAAAGTATAGAGTTTATTTTGAAGATAAGTCTCTTGTACTTATGGTCTTAGGTGGAATAGAATATTGGAAAATGAATTGTGGTGAATTATCCCCACAAGGAAATTATTTTATGAATCTTGCTATTAAGAAACATGATATAGATCCAGAGGAAATGGATATGGATATGAGTTTCCAAACTGGTTTATTTGCAGCTCAACTATATAATAGTTGTGACCATTTTTTAGGACAAGTAAAAACGATTGGATTAGATATGATGTTTGTGGTAGATCCGGGTGTCGCACCTTCTCCAGAAGCATTAAACAATATACAAAATTCAGAAGTATAAGTATGTACAAATCATACTTTCGTGATATAATATAACCTATGATATTATTCAAAGAACTTACTTACAAGAACTTTCTCTCTACAGGCAACAATCCAATAATAATAGATCTCAATAAATCGAGATCTACTCTTATTGTTGGTATAAATGGCTCAGGTAAATCTACCATTTTAGATGCCATATCATTTGCTTTATTTGGTAAACCACATCGTAATGTCAAAAAAGGTGGCTTAGTTAATTCAGTAAATGGTAAAGGTTGTGAAGTTACAATTGAATTTGAAACTGCTGGTCACAATTGGAAAGTTAAGAGATGCATTAAACCAAATAAGTTTGAAGTCTATCAAGATGGTAATATGATAGATCAGCAGACTAATGTTAGAGACTATCAAAAGTTCTTAGAGCAAAACATATTAAAGCTTAATCATAAATCATTCCATCAAATTGTTGTTCTTGGCTCGAGTTCATTTATACCATTTATGCAGCTCAAAGCATGGGATCGTCGTGATGTGATTGAGGATCTATTAGATATTGGTGTATTTAGTAAGATGAAGACTGTATTAAAGACACGTAATGCTCAAGCTAAAGAATGGTCAAAAAATTCACAAGTTGCATTAACTAATCAGAAGGACAAGATAGAATATCAAAAGAAACATATAGCACAATTAGAAGAAATTAATGAAGATGCTAAGAAATCGTTTGATGCAGAGATAAAAGAAACACAAGATAATATTGATTCTCTAAAATTGGATTTGGATAAATATCCCGGCGGTTTACGTGGCAATCTCAATTCCTTAAGAAAAGTTAGAGAAGGTTTAACTGATGCTAAGGGTAGATGTAATCACGTTATGAAAGAGCTCGTTAATAGAGCCAAATTTTTTGAGAATAATGATGATTGTCCTACATGTACTCAAGAGATTAATAAACAATTAAAAACTGCAATGCTTATTGAAGTCAAAGACCAAGCAAAGAAAACACAACAAGAAATTACTCATAACGAAGCAAAGATGAGTTCTACTATTGAAACATTAGATGGTGTACAGACACAGATATCTGAAATGGCTGATATTAGTTCTAAAATTTCAACGCATACAAATACATTGACACGTTTAGTGAATAAGCAAGTGAAAGAAGTTGATATAGATGCTCCAGCTAAAGAGCTCGTAGATATGACTTATGATTTAATCGATATACAAGACAACTTAACAGAAGCTCAAGATGAGATATTATATAATGAGATAGCAGCTGAAATGCTCAAGGACACTGGCATTCGTACTAAAATTATAAAAGAGTATTTACCTGTAATGAATAATCTTATAAACAAATATTTACAAGTCTTAGAATTTTTTGTAGCATTTCATTTAGATGAGAACTTTCAAGAGTCAATTAAATCTAGACATCGTGATGAATTTGTATATGATAATTTCTCTGAAGGTGAGAAGATGCGTATTGACTTAAGTCTACTCTTTGCATGGAGACAAGTAGCAAAGATGAAGAACTCTACAAACACAAATTTATTAATTCTCGATGAGACATTTGATTCATCTCTCGATGATGAAGGTACAGACAATCTAATGAAGATCTTAAAAACATTAGAAAGTGGCACAAATACATTTATTATATCACATAAACCATATGTGCTTGAAAGCAAAATGGAAAATAAGATCCAGTTTGTCAAAAAGAATAATTTTTCTCAAATTCTATAGAAAAATATTCTATCCAAAGCAGCTTTTATAGAAAAATACGTCTATTTTCAAAAATAGTCCCCTATTTGCTGTAAACTATGATATAATGGTACCATGTTAATTGAAAAGGCAACGAATTTCGAAAAGGTGAATTTCCCTGGCACCATAAAAAAGTCACCCTGGCACCATAAGTTTTCTCCAATGGCTGCTAAAACATGTTATAATGGTACCATACTTAATAAAAAAGGACTAAATAATGAATAATGTGATTGAAAAATTAATGAGTAAATATCCTAATAAGACGATATTTACATCTAAAGAAATTAAAGCTGCTGCTGTTGAGATTGGTGAAAATCCTCGTTCAGCATATACAGCTGTTAAATATACACACAATTGTCCATCACCACATCGTGGATCTTATAACTTGGAAAATATGATGCCAAAATCTGCAAAACCTAAAAAAGTTAATGTTGAAATGGTTAAAGGTGTTGAATCAGTTTCAAATGATGAAGTCTTTGTTCCTGATTTTGATCCTACTTTTGTTCCTTGGGGCAACTTTACTGAAATCGTAAAACTTCTTAAATCAAGAATGTTTTATCCAACTTTTGTATCTGGTTTATCTGGAAATGGTAAAACATTTCAGATTGAACAAGCATGTGCTAAACTTAATCGTGAATATGTACGTGTTCAGATTTCTCCTGAAACTGATGAAGATGATCTGATTGGTGGTTTTCGTCTTATTAAAGGTGAGACAGTTTTTCAAAAAGGTCCAGTGATTAAAGCTATGGAAGCTGGAGCAGTTCTTATGATTGACGAGATTGATCGTGGAACAAACAAAATTATGTGTTTACAAGGTGTGCTTGAAGGAAAACCAGTTTTGATCAAAAAGACTGGTGAAGTTGTTGAACCTAAAGAAGGTTTTAACATAATTGCCACTGCAAACACAAAAGGTAAAGGTTCAGAAGATGGACGTTATTCAGGTGCAACTATTATTGACGATGCATTTTTAGAGCGTTTCACAATTACTCTTGAACAAACTTTCCCAACTATGGCAACTGAAGAAAAAATTGTCATGAAACATATGTCAAAATTTGAAAAAGTTGACGAAGAATTTGCTAAGCTACTTGTTGGTTGGGCAGATGCTATTCGTAAAACTTTTTATGACGAAGGTATTGACGAAGTTATTTCAACTCGTCGTTTATGCCACATCGTTCAGACTTATTCAATCTTCAATAAACGTGATAAAGCAATTGCTTTATGTGTAAATCGTTTTGATGATGATACTAAAGAAGCTTTCATAGATCTTTATGAAAAAGTTGATGCTACTATCAATGATCCTGAACTTGACGAAGAAGCCTTGCTTGAAGAAGCTGAAGCTTCTTTCAAAGATAACAACAATTGGGAGGACGAATAATAATGAATCTTTCAGCTCAAGAATATTTAGCGAAGCTACTTGCAAAAGAGAACTTATCAGTTCAGCACGGTAATTATTCTACTGCTTCATTTGATGTTTTAAATCGTGTATTACGTTTGCCTTTATGGAAAGATAAAGGTAAAGATGTGTATGATCTTTTAGTTGGTCATGAAGTTGGTCATGCTCTTTATACTCCAGTTGATGGATGGCACGATTCTGAAAAGAAAATTGGTAAAATTCCTAGAGCTTACTTGAACATTGTTGAAGATATTCGTATCGAACGTAAAATTCAAGAAGCATATCCTGGAATTGTACGTCGTTTTAGAAATGGTTATAAAAGATTATTTGATGATGATCTTTTCGGTACTAACGAAAGAGATATCAACAAAGCTGGACTTATGGATCGATTGAATGTTTCTTCAAAAGGTCGTGGATATATTCCAGTTGAATTCTCAAGTGAAGAATCTCCATTAGTGAAAGAAGCTATGGAAGTTAAAACTTGGGACGATGTTGTTGTTGTTTGTAAAAAATTATTTGACTTTATTGAAGAAAATAAAGAAGAAAAAGAAGAAGACGAAGATATGGAAATGGGTATGCCATCTGATGATGGTGATTCTCCTGACGATTCTTCTGGCGAAACTCCTATTTCTGGTGATGAAGAAGGTGAAGACGAAGGTGATGATGGTGAATCAGAATCTGAAGGTGACGGTAAAGAAGAAGAATCTAAAGAAGGTAAAGTTGAATCTGAAGAAGAAGTTCCTGAAGGTCACGAAACTTGGACCGAAGATACTCACAGAGAACGCGAAGAAGATTTGCTTGAAAAATCTCCTGAAAGACAATATGAAAAATCTGGTCAGCCACAATACACAAGTGGTATATCAGAAGAGAATATGGACAAAATTCTTTATTCTTATGATTTTGCTAAAGATTGTCGTGAAAAATGGTTAACTGAAAATGATCGTGATGCTGATGGTTATTCTCCATATAAACATAGAGCTTGTTTAGAAGATTGGTCAGAAACTAAAATGACTTATAAAACTCAAGCAAATTTAATTGCAAAAGATTTTGAACGTAAGAAAGCTGCATTTGAATATTCACGCTCTCGTACTGCAAAATCTGGAAAACTTGATCCTTTAAAATTACATCAATATAAAACTTCTGAAGATATTTTCTTGACTACTACTCAGTTAGCTCAAGCAAAATCACATGGAATTTTGATGTTTCTTGATCTTTCTGGTTCAATGAACGAAATTATCGAAGACGTTACTGCTCAAGCAATTACTATTGCAATGTTTTGTCGTCAAGTTAATATTCCTTTTGCAGCTTATTCATTCACTACTACTTCATATTGGAGAAGAACAAGCACAGAAGAAGGTATGCGCGAGATTGAATCTAAAGAGTCTGAAATAGAGTCTGAAGGTTGTAAAGTTGTTGAGATGTTCTCTTCAAAGATGAACAAGAAAACTTTTGATGAAGCTGCTTATATGATGTTTGCTGTTGCTAAAGCTCATTCATATTCACGCAATCAAAAATATCATATCTCTGCACATTATATGCATGCTATCGACGGTATGGGTTCAACTCCTCTTATTCAAACTGCAATGCTTGCAGCTAAGCTAACTAAAGAGTTTACACGTAAACATGCAATACAAAACACAAACATAATGTTTTTAACTGATGGCTATCCTGATGGATTGCATGTTAAAGAAGATAAAAATGCAAATGTTAATACTTCACGTGAGATGATAGTTAACTTTAATGGCAAGATGATTAAAGGTCAAGGTGGTCGTCAAATTTATAAAGAAGTTCTTTTAAGACTTAAAGAATTAACTGGAGCAACTATAATGGGTTTCCACCTTGCATATGATGCTTCTACTTTTGGACAAGGCTATTGCAACGTTAATGAAGACAGAGACTTTCCTGATGTAATCAAAGATTGGAGAAAAGCTGGTTTTGCTGCTTGGAAAAATTGTGCTGGTTATGATGATTTTTTCATAATAAAAATTAACAGATCTGCTCGTTTTGATTCTGATATATTTGAACCTAAAAAAGCTGATACTATCAACGATCTTAAACGTGAGTTCAAGAAATTTTCAAAAACTAAAAAAGGTAATAAGCAATTAGTGGCTCGTATCACTGACGCTGTTGCTGCTTAATTAATTTAGGGTGAGGGTATGTACTTTCACCCTTTTTATGATATAATAATACTATTATGAAATTTAATGAATTAAAAAACATCAAAGAATTGACAGACTATGTTGAGGGTACTTACTCTAAACATTATGCTTCAAAAAATGGTGTACAAAGTATGGATCTAATCTCTGCCTCAGGGTTGGGATTGGACTTTTGTCTTGGCAATGTATTAAAATATGCATCAAGATATGGTAAAAAGAACGGAGCAAATCGTGAAGATCTAATGAAAATCATGCATTATACTCTATTAGCAATGAATGAACATGACTTAAAGGAGAATCATGAAACTTAGTAATGAAATAAAAGATGTATTGAATAACTTTCAAGGGATCAATAGTAACATCGCAATTGGTGAAGACAGCGGATTTATCCGAACTATGTCTACTTCTAAAACTCTAATGGCAAAAGCTCATGTCGAGCTTGACGCAGCATATCAATGGCCTTATCCATTTGGCATTTATGACTTAGGTGAATTCTTAAGTTGTCTTAATATGTTTGAAGATCCTACTCTCTCGTTTGATGACGATAAAAAGTTTGTTAAAATTACTGATGGTGTTACATCATTTAAGTATTACTTCTCTGACATCGACATCCTAACAGTCCCTACAAATGATATTAATTTAGAATGTGAAGATCTAAAGTTTACACTTACACATGATGAATTAACTCAATTACGTAAAGCTTCTGCTACTCTTAAGACTAGTAATCTAAGCATACGTAAAAATGATAGCGCTTTATTTATTGAGTGTGTCATTGTCGATAAGCAAAACCCTACATCAAATCAATTCACAATGAATGTTGCGAATTGTAGTATAAATACTGATGCAGAGTTTGATTTTGTTTTCGATATAAACAATTTCAAATTTAAACCTGCTGACTCATATGAGTTTGGTATTGATAAAAAGCAGGTAGCATTAATTAAGGCGGGCAACACAGACTATTGGGTTGCTCTTGATAAAACTACAACATTTAAGGAATAATAATGGCAAAGAAAACTGAAAAAACGACAGAAGCTGTAGAACAACCACCTGTGCCTGAAGCGGCAGGACTTAACATAAGTGACATTCGTTCTTGTGTATCTATTATTGATATCGTAACAAAACGTGGTGCATTTGAAGGTGTTGAGTTATCAGATGTCGGTTCATTACGTAATCGTTTAGATAATTTTCTAAAGGCTGCGGATGAAGCACAAGCTGCTAGAGTAGAAGCAGAAGCAGAAACTCCTGCTGAGTAAGTGAAAGAATTCTTATTCGTAGAAAAATATAGACCGAACACCATTGAGGATTGCATTCTCCCTAAAGGCTTAAAGGAAACATTCCAAAAAATAGTCGATAAAGGTGAATTGCCCAATATGATGTTTACGGGCTCGGCAGGTATAGGTAAAACTACAGTTGCTCGAGCATTGTGTAACGAATTAGATCTTGATTACATGATGATTAACGGATCCGAAGACGGAAACATTGATACATTACGTGGAAAGATCAAACAATTTGCAAGTACAATATCATTACAAGGTGGACAAAAAGTAGTTATCCTCGATGAGGCTGATTATTTAAATCCACAATCTACACAACCCGCATTACGTGGGTTCATTGAAGAGTTCTCTTCGAATTGTAGATTTATATTAACTTGCAATTTTAAGAATCGTATAATAGATCCTCTCCATTCGAGATGTTCTATATATGAATTTAACCTAGGAAACAAGGCTGAAATAGCTGCGGCATTTATGCCTCGCCTCAAATTCATCCTTGATTCCGAAGGTATCATACATGATGACGCAGTAATTGCTGAACTCATTATGAAATATATACCAGATTGGAGACGTGTTATTAATGAATGTCAACGATATGGTATGAGTGGCCATATTGATACTGGAATACTTGTTACTCTATCTGAGACAAGTATAAAGGGATTGATGGACGATCTCAAATCTAAAAACTTTAAGAAGATGCGTAAGTGGGTTACAGATAACATTGACGTAGAATCGGCAAAGATGTTTAGAATGATTTATGATAATATGTCAAGTTATGTTGAGCCTTCAAGTATTCCTCAGTTAGTTTTAATACTTGCAGACTATTCATATAAAGATAGCTTTGTAGCTGATCATGAATTGAATGTAGTGGCATGCATGACTGAGATTATGTCATCGATTAATTTTAAATGATAATATTTTTAGCAATATCTATTCCAATAATAGTAATATTGTTATTAATATTTAACTAGGAGAAAAAAATGGAATTGACGAGTCTTCAAAAATTACCATCATTAACCGAAATATTTTTCGGTAAAGGTATAGACCCAACAACCGACAAACCTTATGTCAAAGTAGAACCTAAAAAGGTAGTGTCTAAAAAAGCACTGAAAAAATGAGCATGGCTGAATTAGCAATATATGCACAATTAATTACAATGTTAGGTGTAATAATGATAGTATGGCAACTAGAAAAAGCTGCTAAATTATTACAATTAATGAGTAAATTTTTAGCTGAAGCAGTAGAAGAGCATGCTAATGAAAACAGTTAGCAAAGAAGATCTATTGGATTTATTACTTGACTTCGATCTTGAAGTAACATATAAAACTATGGAAGGTAGCGAACAAGTATTGAATTTGCAAAAAGGATCATTAATACCAGAAACATCGCAATTTTTAAATAATATAATTATGGTTAAGACTATGCATAAATGAATCCATTTGAATTAATTAAATCTATATCCAACACCAAAAAGGATATACTTGAAAATGAGAAAGATTATAATGCCTTTATGGTTAATCGTGGTCTTTCATATTTTCCTGATACAGTCATATATGCTAATGAAATGAATAAGTTCCATCATTTGGATAGCCGCTTGCAGTATCATTTTCTTATAAATACTATTAGAAAACGTAATCGTTTTTCTAAGTGGAACAAATCTATTGAATCTGATAATATCAGTGCTATAAAAAAGTTTTATGGTTATAGCAATGAAAAAGCTCGTGATGTACTTCCGCTTTTAAGTAATGAAAATCTTAAATATATAAGAGGAAGAATACAGTATGGCGGAATTCAACGATGAACTGGTCAATTGGAAACCAGAGATGATGTTAGAAGTAACACTGGCAGAGCCAGACGATTTTTTAAAGATACGTGAAACTCTAACGAGAATAGGTGTTGCGTCAAAGAAAGACAATAAATTATATCAATCATGCCATATATTACATAAACAAGGCAGATATTTTATAACTCACTTTAAAGAGTTATTCTTATTAGACGGTAAGCCTTCTAATCTAACAGAAAATGATCTTAAACGTAGGAACACAATTGTCAAATTAATGGATGATTGGGGACTACTCGCCGCAGTTTCTCCAATAGGTGAAGTTGCAGCTTTAAACCAAATTAAAATAATATCTCATAAAGACAAATCTGATTGGGAATTATGTCCGAAATATAATATAGGAATCAAATGAAACCTGTATAAATAAAATTGAATACGCCGAAAGGGTATTCAAGAACCGTGGCATGAAGCCACATTTATAACCTTGCTATATATAGGAGGTCATTATGACAAACTTAGCATTTAACTTCCCAAGAGATACATTCTTGGGTTTTGATCAACTCTTTAATACATTACAGAATACTACATTCGAGGCCGGACGTGGTCAAGGATATCCCCCGTATAATGTAATCAAAAGAGACGATGGTCACTTTTTAATTGAAATCGCTGTTGCAGGATTTTCAAAAGAAGATATTGATTTAACACTTGAGAAAGGTGTTTTAACAATTAGCGGTAAGAAACAATCTGGTACAGACACTAGAGAGTATGCTCACCGTGGTATTTCTCAAAGGGCGTTTGAGCGTTCATTTACTTTAGCCGACACACTAAAAGTTGTTGGTGCTGATATTGTAGATGGAATGCTTGTTGTTATTTTGGAGAACGATATTCCAGAAAAGGACAAGCCTCAAACTATCAATTTAGGTGACCTGCCGAAATCAGCGAAGAAGCTGTTACTAGGCTAAATACTAAGGAGCACTATGGCATATTCAGATCAAGTTTTAGACCATTACAATAATCCACGCAATGTGGGTAAGATGGATATAACTGACAAAAATGTCGGAACTGGTATGGTAGGTGCTCCTTCTTGCGGCGACGTTATGAAGCTACAAATTAAAGTTGTAGATGATATTATTGAAGATGCAAAATTTAAAGCATACGGATGTGGAAGTGCGATTGCTAGTTCTAGCATGGTCACAGAATTGCTCAAAGGTATGTCATTAGAAGATGCAGGAAATATTAAAAATACTTCTATAGTAGAAGCTCTTAGTTTGCCTCCAGTTAAGATACACTGCTCGGTCTTAGCTGAAGATTCAATTAAAGCAGCAGTCAAAGATTATAAATCAAAACAACCAAAGGTACACAGATGAATGACATTAGATTAGTCCGACTTACGTCGGGTGAAGAATTATTATGTGAAAAAACAAATGAATCAGGTTTAACAATTACAGTAAAGGACATTGTAGCATTAGTGCCTACTCAAGAGAGATTAGGATTTATGCCATATATGCCTTATTGTGAAATCGATCAATTAGTAATTAAGAAAGAACATATTTTGTTTGATCTTACACCAACAATGGAATTAGCAGCTCAGCATAAAGCTATGCATAGCGATACAAATATAGTTACACCAGACAAACCAGAAATAATAGTTTAATATGAATCATGACATAAAGCATTATGTCCATAAATCAAGATGGATTAATGATGAACTTTGCAATGAAGTAATTAATACACTTGATATTGAAGACACTTGGTTACCATTTCCAAAAGATGTTGTTAATGCATATCCAGGTGAGGGAAGATCACAAGATGGCATTGCTGGATCAACATTAAGCATTGATTGGGAACAATTCATGGGTGATCCAAATATTCCTGAACAAGAGAGAAATTATGGCTTAGCTCATATGAAAAATCAAGATGTATTAGAAAGACTTCGATCGAGTATACACTCTGGATTAGAGCATTATGTTCACGATTATTTAGATGATATAGAATGGTATGATTACTTCAGAAATTTTACTGATCCTAAATTTATGAAATATGAACAAGGTCATGATATGATAGAACATTGCGATCATGTTGGAGCCATATTTGATGGCACAAGAAAAGGCATTCCAACTGTTTCAATCGTAGGCAATTTAGGTGATGATTTTGAAGGTGGAGCAATACGATTTTGGGATAACACAGATTATTATATGAAGAAAGGCGAACTTATGTTTTTCCCTAGTAACTTCTTATATCCACACAGAGTTCGTAAAGTAACAAAAGGTTTAAGATATTCTTTCGTGAGTTGGGTATGGTAGAACAAGCTACTTTAGATGATATACCCCAGCTTTGTATTTTGTTAGACGAATTATTTAGTCAAGAAGCAGAATTTACTCCTAATCATGAAATACAAGGAAAAGGTCTAAGTAAGATTATAAACAATGAAGATATTGGAGCAATTTTAGTTTGTCGCGCATCAACAATTATGCCTCAATTTAATAAAATAATAGGAATGGTAAATATTCTTTATACAATCTCTACTGCATTGGGTGAAAGAGTAGCTAATCTTGAAGATTTTGTCGTTTTGCCTGAATTTAGAAATATAGGAGTAGGTTCAGAACTTATATCACATGCAATGCTTTTTGCAAAAGCAAAAGGTTGCCAACGAATTACCTTACTTACTGATGATGATAATCAAGATGCACACCGATTTTATGTTAGAAATGGTTTTTCCCGTTCTTCAATGGTTCCATTTAGGCGAAATTTATTAACTACTTAGTATGTACTTTTAGCTCAAAACGTGGTATAATACTGCCATGAATAAAGCTTTTTACACGTCAGCCTTCCGTCACGGCAAGGTCATTAAATATTTAGGCTATGAAAATGGTGAAAAAGTAAAGTTCACTATTCCATTTAAGCCTACTCTATTTGTCACAAACAAAGGTAATAATGCCCACGATTGGCATGCACTCGATGGTACTCCAGTAGAACCTCTCGTATTTGGATCTATGGGTGAAGCTACTGATTTTATTAAATCATATGCAGATGTACCTGCCTTTAATGTTTATGGCAATACAAATTATGTAGTACAATATATTAATGAAGAGTTTCCTGATGAGATCAAATGGGATCGTAATACAATTAATGTTACATCAATCGATATTGAAACAAAGTTTGGTGATGGGTTTCCTGAACCTAAAGAAGCTGATCAGGAAGTAACAGCAATCACAATGAAGAACAATATCGATGATACCTATTATACGTTTGGTTGTGGTGAGTATGATGTGAAGTCATCTCTTATGCAAACCAATTCTGTGATTTATGTCAAGTGCGCAGACGAGAGAGAACTCTTACATAAGTTTGTTTATCATTGGTCTAGGACTTCACCTGATATTGTCACAGGTTGGAACTGTGAATTCTTTGATATACCATATCTTATTAATCGTATAAAACGTATACTTGGTAATTCACGAGAGAAGTTCCTATCTCCATGGAGAATGATTGATGAACGTGAGACTCATACAGGTTATGGTCAAACATCTCTCAAATATGAAATTAAAGGTGTGGCCATCTTAGACTATATGGCAATCTTTAAAAAGTTTGGTTTTACATATGGTCCACAAGAATCATATAAGTTAGATCATATTGCTAATGTTGTATTAGGTGAGAAGAAGCTTGACTTCGGTGAAGCATCTGACTTAAATGAGCTGCACGCAAATGACTATCAAAAGTTTATTGACTATAACATCAAAGACGTAGAACTTATCGATCGTATGGAAGACAAGCTCGGTCTTATTAGTTTATGTCTCACTATGGCTTATAAAGGTGGCGTAAACTATGAACAAGTATTAGGTACTGTGGCTATATGGGATGCATTGCTTTATCGTGACTTACATTCAAAACGTATAGCTGTACCACAAAACAAAGAGTCATTTAAAGCAACATTTCCTGGTGGTTATGTAAAAGAACCAATTGTTGGCATGCACGATTGGGTATGTTCGTTCGATTTGAACTCTCTATATCCATCAATAATTATGCAATACAACATGTCTCCCGAGACTATCTTACTTGATGATGAACCTAATGTCAACGTTGAATCTGTTCTTCGTGGTGAAGTAACAAACAATAAACCTAACACAGCATTAGCTGTCAATGGCGTTCGTTTTGATACAAAGAAACTTGGTATTATTCCAGCAATTATTCAAGAGATCTATAATGATCGTGTCAAATTCAAGCAAGCACAACTTAAAGCTGAGCAAGAACTCGAATTATGTGGTAACAAATCAGAAGTGTATGCTCTTGAGAAACGTATTGCTATTGCCAAGAACCAACAAATGGCATTAAAGATCCTATTGAATTCCTTATATGGTGCGATGGGTAATAAGTGGTTTAGATATTTTGATATGCGTATTGCTGAAGGTATCACACTCACTGGTCAAGCAACTATTCGTTGGGCAGAGAATAACCTAAACGATTACCTTAACAAAACTCTACAAACAAATAGAGATTATGTTGTTGCTATTGATACAGATTCATTGTATGTTCGCCTTGACGAGTTTGTCAAACGTCTTGGTCCAGCCAAGCCTATTGACTTTCTTGACTCAGTATGCAGTGCATTAGAAGATACACTTACTGAATGTTATGATCGTCTATATAAAAACTTAGGTGGTATAGAAAACAAAATGGTTATGGGTCGTGAGGTGATTGCTGATCGTGGTATATGGACTGCTAAGAAAAGATATATACTCAATGTACATGACAATGAAGGTGTTCGTTATGCCACACCTAAACTAAAAATTATGGGTATTGAAGCAATTAAATCATCTACTCCTGCTATATGTCGCATAGCATTAAAAGATATATTTCGTAGGATTATGGAAACAGATCAGGCAACGGTACAATCAGATATAGCAAACTTCAAAGTGGCATTTCAACAAGCGTCTGCTGAAGAGGTAAGCTTTCCACGAGGTGTAAATAATCTAAATAAATGGACAGATAAAGAAACTGTTTATAAGAAAGGTACACCTATACATATTCGTGGTGCAATATTGCATAATAATATGATTAAAAAACAGAAATTAGGTAGAAGTATTCAAAAGATAACAAGTGGCGACAAAGTAAAGTTCACGTATCTTGTCAAGCCAAATCCAATTAGAGAGAATGTAATTGCATTTGTAGACTATCTTCCACGTCAATTTAAACTTGAGAAATACATAGATTATAACCTTCAATTCGAAAAGACTTTCCTTAGTGCCATCGAACCTGTATTGGAAGCAGTTGGCTGGTCAAGTGAGCATAAAGTATCATTAGAAGATTTTTTCGTTTAAGGTATGTACATATCATAAAAATGTGATATAATATAACATATGAAATAAAGGAGACTTATGTCAGCAGATTGGGTAAACGATATTAATCGTATGCAAACAAAATATGGTGTTAGGGAATGGATAAACCATGCCACACCATTTCAACTTAAAAAATATTTAGAATTCCGATTAGATTTTATTAAAGAGGAATACGATGAAACACGAGAAGCACTTATTATGCAAGATTCTGAAGAGATCGTTGATGGTCTTATTGATCTTTGCGTTGTTGCTATTGGTACGTTAGATGCATTAGGTGTCAACGCACATAAAGCATGGGACGAAATATTAGAAGCAAATATGAATAAAGAAGTTGGTGTAAAGGAAGAACGACCAAATCCTTTAGGACTTCCAGATTTAATTAAGCCAGAAGGTTGGACAAATCCATCGCACGAAGATAATCATGGTATTATTCCAACGGCTTTTGAACCAGATGTTGATGATGAATTAGATAAACTTATTGAAAGTAAAAATCATTATACACCAGGACCAGGACCACTCGATGGAAAAGAAGCTAAAGAATTATTTGATAAAGCTATGAAAGCAAATAAAGCAAGAACTGAAATTAGTGGTAAACATAATACAAGATGGACACCAAATGCATTAAAGGAGTATCATGACGTTTGAAGAACTAAACAGAGAATTTGAAAAACTAACAGCAGACTTATGTGCTGATGGAGTAAATGATCCATTAGCGTGTGCAGGAATTATGATGGCACAAGCCATGAGAATTTATAAAACTGCTCTTAATGAAAATGAATTTAATATAATGACTGAAACAATATTAAAAAGTAGAAAAGACATTATTGAATTTGAAAGTCCTACAATTAATTAGATGGTAAATAAAAATAAATTGTGGATGAAAACTACGTGGACTTATGACGATTGGTTAAAAAAGTATAAAGGCAAATCTGTTCATGAAATTACTATAAACGAACACACAAAGTGGTCTAAAGAATTTAAAGGTTGGAAAGTAGGTAACATTGAGAAAGTATAGTGGAATATTCCCTTACATTATTTAAAAGCATATTCGATAACAAGACTGGCAAACGTATGGACTTTAGTAAGTACCATCAGTTTGAACATTTGTTATTTGAGTTAGCCCAACAGAAACGCAAAGATAAGAAGTCGGCTCCCCTTATATCTCCTGCAATTTACGTAGAAGATACGACTCGTGCGAATAATAATGTACTCGGTTGGGCTGGGTGGACGGCAGTAGATGTAGATGAACATGTATTCGATGGTAATCTTGAGCAAGAATTATTAGATCGTTATGGAAAATGGAATCATGTTGTTTACTCTACTGCCTCATCTACTCGTGAACATCCTAAATTTAGATTAGTTTTTCCATTAACAATACATGTACCAAAAGAAAAGATTAAACATTTTTGGTTTGCATTGAATAAAGAATTAGGTGATGTAGGTGATCCTCAAACGAAAGATCTATCACGTATGTATTATGTTCCAGGCAAATACGAAGGTGCATATAATTTTATATTTAATAATTTCTGTGGTGAAGATATGAATCCATATGAGATTATGTCAAAGCATGATTATGTTGAAAGATCAGGTTCATTAATAGATAATCTACCACCTGAAATACGTAAGGCTATGTTAGCACATCGTAAAAATGAAATGGTAAATACAGATGTGTCATGGAGTAATTACAAAGATTGTCCATTTGTAAATAAAAAATTAGTAAAAGAATATAATGAAATCACTAATACGGGTTGGTATACGAAGATGTATTCAATTATGGTTTCAATTGCAGGTAATGCAATACGTAAAAAATATCCAATTACATCACAAGAAATTGCAGAATTATGTAGACAAATTGATTTTGACAATGGTAATTGGTATGATAATAGACCATTAGATAAGGAGGCCGATCGTGCAATCGAATTTGTGTACGGAAACATTTAATTATTTCGATTTAGACCAAGCTAAGATAGAGCAAAGGGCTAATGACGAGTTTGAAAAAATTACATTGACTGGTGGAAGACCAGCTGAAAGAATACTTTATCATTGTAAAATAGGTCAAGCTGCAGAAGTATATTTTCTAGATAAATGCGGATATACTGATAATCCAAAAGACTATCAAGATATATTTAATCCTGAAAGTGTGAATGTTGATGTTAAAGTTACAGAAAAAGGTGATCCTACACCAGGGCCTACATATGATATTCAAGGATGTTTTGATGGTGTAGTTGACCATATTATTGGTACAGTTTATCCTAAAGACCATCCAAAAGCTGGACAAATGAAAACACCGGGACTTGATAAAAGAAGATATGAATGGAATCAAGAAGTTGCTGATAAAATTTATTTTCTACATCATAACCCAACAACTAGACAATACACGTTTCTATGTACTGCATCTGCAAATAAAGAAGCACGTAAGTATGTACAAGACGCTGTAGATATGTTATAATATACTATATAAATCGAGGAGTAAATATGAAAGAATCATTAAAAGTTTTGCAGAAGGCTGCAGAAATTCAAACACAAAAATCAAACGATTATCAAAATCCTAATTCACGTATTCGTCAAGCAGATTATTATCAGCATGGCTGTGCTACATTATTAGATTTAATGTATGCAAAAGTATTACGTATGCAATCAGTACTTGAAGCTATGGAATCTGATCCAAATTATAATCCAAACTTTGAATCACTTGAAGATTCATGTGTCGATATTATAAATTATGCATCATTTTTTGTTAGCTATTCACGTGGTAAAATGGATGGTCAAGATCCAACTCGTGATTTCTTAAATAGATTACCTAAACAAAATGTTAATACGACCGTATAGAGTATGTGATGTTCGTGACTATTTTGTTGGTGCCAAACAAGGTGGCGGCTATGGTCAGACTATAGATAAAACTGGTGTAAAATGTATCGAATTAATTGGTGCATCATTTCTTGCAGATGAACCAGCAATATTCGGTACACCTAATATAGAATATATCCAAAAAGAAATTAGTTGGTATGAATCAATGTCTCTGAATATTAAAGACATATTTGGTCCAGATAAAGAACCACCAGCAGCATGGCAATATGCAGCATCTAACGAAGGTTGGATACATTCTAATTATGGTTATCTTATTTTCCATGAACAAAATCACAATCAATATGATAAGTGTTTAGCAGAATTAAAAGCTAATCCTAATTCACGTAGAGCTCTCATGATTTATAATAGACCTGAGATATGGAATGAATATGATATGGATGGTTGTTCAGATTTTATATGCACTAATTCAGTTGCTTATTATGTTCGTAATGATAAACTACATTGCTCGGTCTCTATGAGATCTAATGATGTCGTATATGGTTATAAGAATGATTATGCATGGCAACAATATGTGTTACATAATTTAGCAAATGATCTTAAAGTGGAAGTAGGCGATATGATTTGGCAAGTACAGAATTTACATGTATATGAAAAACATTTTGACTTAATCAAACCAGGCCAAATTCCTGAACCAAAGCCGCAATTATCAACTGCAGCATCTTATGAAGGTTACGACAATAGGAATTATGGCTAAGAAGTGGTTAAACGAAGAAGCACTAGATGTGCTTGTTAATTATTATTATCCAAGAGCTGCATGGCTACAAGATAATGTCAATTGGGGTCAATTAGATTACGAAGGTCCTGAAGCAAATAAAGAAGTTAATGATCCGCTATTACAAAAAATAGAAATTTACGATTGTTATACAAGAAATGCAGCTGGCTTTTCAAATGTATTACAAGACTTATTTCTTGGTTCTAAGACTCCTAAAAAAAGATGGCAAAATGAAAGGCGTAGAGATATATGTCGCTGGAATGATGAAATCACATGGGGTCTATCAGCACGTTTTTGGGTAATGATGTGTCATCGTATTACCGGAAGTGGTGCATCGTTTGAAGATGACCATGGATATCGTAATAATATTATGCAATATTGGGGAACACAATTTGCTAAAAATGGTATAAAAGAAATGAGTGAAAACATGGTAAAGATGAAAGCCAGTCAAGCAATATTTACTTCTATTGGTAATCAACCACCTGCTCCAAAGAAGGGCACGAGTAATGTAGACTTCATGACAAAAGAATTGCCACAATTAATATTTAAATTTGTTGATTGGTTATTGTATGAAAAGATAGATGGTGAGTATAGAAAGACAATGAAAACTCATAAAGAAATTGTAGACTATTTCAATGCGTATAATAAATCAGCAGGTCATAGAAAGTTTAATTTTCAATATGCAGCATTCTCTATGGATTGTTCAGACTATTATCCTACAGCAGTAGACCCAGATTCACATACATATTTAGGCAATAATGCTATACGTTGTATGCAAAAGTTGTCATCAGGATATTCTTCAGATGAGTTCATGGATATATTAAGAGAACGTACAGGTGGAAGACCAAAAGATTTAGAAGATGTTATGTGTGACTTTGTTAGATTTGGACAGAATTATGTACCAAGAGGCAATGGTACATATGACCATATTCCAAGTGATATAACTAATAATAGTGGTTGGGAATCTGGTTGGAGACAAAGACAAGGTGAACCACCAGAACAAAACAATATATTACCAATTTAATGCTGTTTGATAATCCAAATAATATAGTATATCCAAATACTACAGCTGTAGAATTAAATTCTAAAAAGAAACCTACAGATACGTGGATGCAAGACTATACTTTAGACCAAAGAAAAGAAAAGTTCTTTGAATTTTGTAATAAGTTTGATAAGAGAGAAGATGATTTATTAAGAGATGATTTTCAGATCTTTTCACATCGCTTGCATTGGCATGAACATCCTTATATAGATTTTTTTAAAGATAAAGAAACATCTTCATTCGACAAAATATGGTATACAATAGCATTCTCTTTTAGCAATGAACATTGGTTAACATTTAAAACACTGTACGATAATGGCAAAGAAGGATTACGTGAGAGATTTAGAAATCATCGTCACGCTCGTTCAGACTTATTTCAAATATATTATCCTAAAGGCACGAAGGTCAAAGATTGGTTAGTAGATGTACCTTATAAATGTGCAGAAGATATGGAAGGCATATTAAACACTGGACAAAAATGGACAATGATGCAAATAGCAAAAGAGTTTTGTAATTACTTTATGACTCACCATGGTTTTAGAGCACCTATGTACCCATGCAAAAACTTTGCAAGATATATAGCAATGACATGGCCAGATCTGGTCGATCCTGAAAGTGTATTGTTTGGTGGCACAGGGCATTTCGATGGTATGCAACAAATATTTGGTGGTAAGAATTTAAACGGTAAAGTTAAATATGACATAGGTGACTATGGTGAATTTATTCCTACCAATAAATATGGTGAATTATGGATTGAACAAATGACTGAATTAGTAGAGGACTCTCGTAATCCTATGATGTCACAAAAATGGTTAAACGTAGAAGATAAGACATGTTTCTTTTATAAACATATGGCTATTACTCATGGTGAGAAAAGGCCTACTAAAAGAATCCCAAGAGATTGGATATTTCCACAGGAGTTTAGACTTGCCACACAATAAACATATAGAAGACGGATTTAATATCGATGTAGGTATGATGCAACCTGAGGAAGCAAAGGAATATTACTTAGATCTTGCTCAGTTTTGGACTGATCCTAATCCACCAATTGTTATAACTGAACATGATGGTATACGTTGTGTAAGAGATGACTTAATCGTTGGTTCAAAAACACGTGGTGGTGATTGTCTTATTAGTTCTCTTCCTCAGCATATAGATACTATTGTCTATGTTCAACCAAGAACGGGTTTAGCTGGAGTAAGTATATTAGATGTAGCAAAAAGACATAATAAATCTGTAAGATTATTTATGCCTGCATCAAAAAAGATTTCACATCATCAAGCATGTTGCATAGAGGGAGGAGCAGAAGCATCTTTCCATCGTATTGCAGCTATGCCTAATCTAAATAAGATAGCAAAAGAATGGGCAGATCAGAAAGAAAATGCATTCTTTGTACCATTAGGATTAAAACATAGAATGGTTACAGCAGGACTTGTAAAGGTTGCATCACAAATAAAAGAACCTGAACAAGTATGGGTTGCTACATCAACAGGTGTATTGACACGTGCATTACAGATTGCTTGGCCAAATGCAGAATTTGTATCTGTGGCAGTAGCTCGTAATATGAAAGCAGGTGAATTAGGTAGAGCAAAAGTTATTAGTGAGCCTAAACAATTTATTGTGGCTGAAAAAGTAGAAAACCTTCCGCCATTTCCTTGTGTAGATACATATGATGGTAAAGTTTGGAAATATATTCCAAAGAATACTGATAAAGATATATTATTTTGGAATGTTGGTAGTGAACCTGTATTGAATGATATAACAATATATGAAACGGAAAGTTATAGAGATTGGGATAAGAACTTATGATTACGGGAACATTCAATAAAATACCACGTAAAAAGAATAGCCATGGATATGGTTGGGCTCGAACATGGTCAGAAAACCTAAATGTTCCTATTAATCACGATGGTAATAAAGCTGAAATAATTTATGTAGACCATGGAGTAAACTTTGGTGGCAGTCTTAATTTATTTGGTGGATTTACACCTGAATTAAAACAACGTATAGATAATTTTCTATTAGCAGACGAAGTCTATTCACTTGACATGCCTATGCCAGAATATGGTAATATGTTAGCTAAGAGAAAAGATGTTGAGGATAAAGAATGGTGTGCACATGTTCAAGCTAAATGCTGGAATGCAAAAACATTATTATCGACAGATCTTGACACTACTTGGTTGACAATTGGTGATTCTCATACAGCAGCATTTGCCCCACCAGGGAGTATGGTTATTAAGACTGATGGACTTACACTTAATGGTCAAATCAGATCTGATTTTCAGTATATAAAAGATCATATATGGAAATGTAATAATCTAAAAGGAATCACAATGTCATTTGGTAACATTGATGTAAGACATCATCTTTGTAGATTAAATATAGATCCGAGAGATATGTGGATTGATTGGTTTAGATTTGGAGATAGCTTACCTTTTGAGGTAGAGTATTCAACTCCATGGCCAATTGAGCATGAAGAAAGAAGATTACCAAAGACTGGTTATTATAGAGACCAACCATTTTGGGGTAGTCGTGAAGATAGAGTTATTCAATTAGAACGTATAATTGAAACATTCGAAAAGACTGATACTCCTAGAGTTGCATATCCACAAGATTGGTTAACAATGGATCCAGAAGTATTTGCTAAAACAAAAATGGAAAGCACTAGCTCAGTACATATATCGCCTGAAAATTATAGAAGAAAAGACTTCGGTGAAGTATGTACTTTAGACGCTTTTATGATATAATATACTATATGAATTAACTATTAGAGGAGAACTATTATCGGTATAATGGACAAATTACAGAAGAACTCTCGTATAAAAGAGTCTTCGCCACTAGATAAATCACAATTATTTTCTAGTCAAGAAATGGTAACCACAAAGGTACCCATGATTAACGTTGCATTGTCAGGTGATCCTGACGGTGGACTTACTTCAGGACTAACAGTGCTAGCAGGACCATCGAAGCATTTTAAGACTTCGTTTGGATTGCTAATGGCCGCAGCCTACTTAGAAAAATATGAAGATGCTGTTTTGTTATTCTATGATTCAGAGTTTGGCTCACCGCAACAATATTTTAAATCGTTTGGTATAGACACTTCACGTGTACTACATTGTCCCATTACAAATGTAGAAGAGCTTAAGTTTGATCTTATATCTCAGCTCGAAAATATTGAACGAAAAGATAAAGTCATTATTATGATTGACTCTATCGGTAACCTAGCTTCTAAGAAAGAGCTAGAAGATGCTATGAATGAAAAGTCAGTAGCAGATATGTCAAGAGCGAAAGCTCTTAAAGGTTTATTTAGAATGACAACCCCTTATCTGACAATGAGAGATATACCATTGTTAGCTGTCAACCATACATATCAAGAAATAGGCTTATTTCCCAAAGCAGTCGTTTCCGGCGGCACAGGTATTTACTACTCCTCAGATAATATCTGGATCGTCGGACGTCAGCAAGAAAAGAAGGGAACAGAAATTCAAGGTTATCATATGATTATTAATGTAGAAAAATCTAGATTTGTAAAAGAAAAGTCTAAGATTCCTATTAGTGTTACATGGGAAGGTGGTATTGAAATATATTCTGGTTTATTAGATGTAGCAATGGAAGGCAATTATGTTGTTAAACCTCAAAATGGTTGGTACTCTAAAGTCGATAAATCTACTGGTGAAGTAGAAGACAAAAAGGTCCGATTAAGTGAAACATTAAAAGAAGAATTTTGGAGACCAGTATTTGCAAATACAGATTTTAAAGATTATATTAAAACTAAATATGAAGTAGGTCATGCGGAGATGATTAAGAGTGCAAATTGAAACATTAATTCTTCGTAATTTAATGTTCAATGAGGATTACACCAGAACGGTGATTCCTCATTTGAAAACTATATACTTTGAAGACCCACACAGATCAGTATTTAATGAGATCGTTGACTTCGTTAATAAGTTTAATAAGTTGCCATCAGCAGATGCACTAATTATTGAGTTAAAGAATAATCCTAAGATTACATCAGATTCTCTTGCTCTTATGCCTGAATTAAGTAAGGTAGATACAGAACAAACACAAGAATGGTTAATTGAGAAGACAGAGAAATGGTGTCAAGATAGAGCAATCTATTTAGCAATTATGGATTCTATTAATATTATTGAAGGCAAGCATGATACATTAGATAAGAATGCATTGCCATCTGTGTTAAGTGATGCATTAAGTGTTAACTTTGATATGAGAGTTGGTCACGATTATGTAGATGATTCTGATGGTCGTTATGAATTCTATCATAGACAAGAGGAACACTTACCATTTGACTTAGAAAAGTTTAACACAATCACCAAAGGTGGTCTCGTTAAGAAGTCTCTTAATGTTGCCTTAGCAGGTACAGGTGTTGGTAAGTCTTTATTCATGTGTCATGTCGCTGCTGGTGCCCTAACACAAATGAAAAATGTCTTATATATAACTATGGAAATGGCAGAAGAAAGGATAGCAGAACGTATTGACGCTAATCTAATGAATGTGCCTATTGACCAATTAGAGAATTTAAGTAAGGATATGTTCGATAAGAAAATGCATAAGCTTACTGATAAAGGTGTTGGTAAACTTATTGTGAAAGAATATCCTACAGGAGCTGCAAGTTCTATTCACTTTAGAGCACTATTAAAAGAATTAAAGATTAAGCGTGACTTCACACCTGATCTTATTTGCATAGACTATCTAAATATATGTGCATCATCAAGAATGAAATCTATGGGTGGTGCAATCAATTCATATATTATGGTCAAAGCAATTGCAGAAGAATTGCGTGGCTTAGCAGTAGAATATAATTTACCTATTGTTACAGCCACACAAACCACACGTTCAGGTTTTGCATCATCTGATGTGGGACTAGAAGATACAAGTGAATCATTTGGTTTACCAGCTACGGCTGACCTCATGTTTGCACTTATATCTACTGAAGAACTAGAGAACCTTAATCAAATAATGGTTAAGCAATTAAAGAATAGGTATAATGATCCTACAGGTGGAAACAAAAAGTTTGTACTTGGCATTGATAGATCGAAGATGAGATTATATGATGTAGAGGATACGGCTCAAACTCTAAATGTTAGAGATGACCAACCTAAAAAAATATCACAATTTGAGGATTTTAAGTATGAGTAATTTATTAACAGCAGAAGGATGGGGAAATAAATATACCCATCTTGCAAAAGAAATATCTACATGGTCTAAGGACCCAAGCACTAAAGTTGGTGCTATAGTTGTTGGTGAAGCAGGCCAAATATTATCACAAGGATATAATGGTTTCCCAAGAGGTATTAAAGATTCATCAGATAGATTAAATGATCGTGAAAGAAAGTATGAATTAGTTGTACATGCAGAGATGAATGCTATATATAATGCTAGTCTTAATGGAGTTTCTTTAAAAGATTCTACATTATATGTGTATGGTTTACCTATTTGCAATGAATGTGCTAAAGGCATTATTCAAGTTGGTATAAAAAAGGTTGTTGCTATGAGACCTCAAATATATAATTCCGAATGGGATAAATCACTAAAAGCTGCTGAAGCTTTATTTAGAGAAGCCGAAGTAATGTATTTAATTGACGTGGAGGATGAATGAGTAAATCGCCAATACCGTATGTTATACGGAAAAGAGATCATAATAAAAATATTATCTCTAAAAAATATTTAAGCCATGGAACATTCAGATGTAAACGTCACCCTAATAGTAAGAGGTGTAAAAATGCTTAAAAAAACTATGTACAAAGCGCTAAAAGTATGTTATAATAGTACTTTAAATAAAGGAGTAGTATATGTGGAAATATAAAGTAAAAGGTTTCGTTATTGGTGTTTTATTAGTCGCTTCTATGCAAGTATTAGCTGCACAGAACATCAGATCAGGTGTAGTCAAAGATCATTATCATGATGTCGTAGTTATTGAACCATACTATGTTGAAGTATGTGGTGAAGAAACTCAAATGGCAGGTGATGTTGTTGATGGCGCTATATGGGGTGCAATTTTTGGTGCTGTACTCGGTGATGTTATAGATGATGAGAATGGTAGATTACCAGGAGCAATTATCGGTGGCGCTATCGGTGCAAAGACTGAAGAGAATAAAGGTGATGGTTCAACTACTATTGTATGTAGAACTGAGCAGCGCAAAACTAAAACTGCTAAAAGACAATATTCACACTCAACAATACACTTTACAGTACAAGGTACAGCATACGAATTAGACTTTATTCGTAATGACCGTTAAAAAAGAAATACCATTCAAAAAATGGACATTTGTAGATAAACAAGATCTCGATACTGATCATTGGTATATACGATTAGATGGTGGTCTATACCATAATGTGATATTTCGTTTTATGAAAGTATCATTAAATATGGATGCTAAGTCTATAGATTTTGATTATGAAGTGGTAGATTATCCAAGTATGGATGACCCACATGGTGAGCCTGCATTTACAGAAATGGCAGGCGATATTTTAAAAAGTATCTTAGATGATGCTATGGATAAACAGGACTATATAATTGGCCCTAAAAATGAATGAACGTAAAAGAAACATTAACCATTCTCTCAGAAGAGTGCGCGGAAGTAATACAAGCTAACTCTAAATTAATCCGATTCGGCCCATATGATGAAGATAATGTGCACGAATTAGAAAAAGAGCTCGGCGATATCATGGCTATGATACTTATACTTGATTATTATGGTTATGTTTCAACAGAAAACATTACAAATAATGTTATTCCAAAACTTACAAAGCTTAAAAAGTACAGCAAAATTAAGAATTTAAATAAAATTATAAAGAATTTGTAATTATTATAAATACCCTTATATCGTAATTTATATAAGGGTTTCATGCAGTCATTTAAGATTTATCTATCAGAAGGAAGACACGATCCTTCAATATTCAAGGCAGTTTTTATGGCAGGTGCTCCAGGCGCAGGCAAATCTTTTGTCTCTGATTGGATGGCATTAGGACCACAACTTGGATATAAAGTAATCAATTCTGATACAGAATTCGAACGTTATATGAAAGAGGCAGGCTTGACTGATGATAAAGGTGCAGTTATTCTTGATCCTAAAAGAGAATTCGAACGTGGTGTTATACGATCAGTAGCAAAGAGACATACACAAGCTAAGCAAAGACATGCCTTAATTGGTAGATTAGGTCTTGTTATCGATGGTACAGCTGCAAATGCGGCTAAAATAATAAAACAAAAGAAATTTTTAGAGACACTTGGTTATGAATGTGCTATGGTTTATGTTAATGTTCCTTTAGATGTTTCAATAGCATCAGACAAAGAGCGTGGTGAACAAGGTGATAGATCAATAGGACCAGAACTTGTCACACAAAAATATAATGAATTAGATAAAGGTATACCTAAATTAATAAAAGCATTTGGCACAGTAACTACTGGATTTGGGCCTAAACCTAGTAAATCAATGTTTTTTATAGTAGATAATACAGTAAGAGAAAAAACACCAAGTCTAATTCGTAAGGTGTTAGGTGATATTACTAAGTGGTCTAAACAACTACCAAAAAATAGTGCAGCAAAACAATGGATGAGAAATAACTAATGCAACAATTTAAAGAGCAAGTTCACGAGACAACACAAATGCGTATTATCGATCTTCTTCCAAAGAAGGTCAAGCATATGATATACAGAATTGCACATCAAGACAAATATAAAGGTGCTTTGCTTATGATTAAGCATTTAAGAAAAGATCCTGATGTAATCTCAAGAGGCTTAAGTAAAAAGAAAATACAAGACATCGCTGCTGATCATTTTAAATTAAATCATCGTGAGTTTGAAAAGATACTTAATCGTAAGACTAGATACGAAGAAGCTCCTCCAGGAATGGCAGACACAGTCAAGAAATTTAAAGCAGATGGGATGGATGATGAGATGGCATTCGCTCTTGCTTGGAAAATATATAATAAGAAAGAAGAGTATATCACTGAAGAAAAAGGTGATGACATTTTGCCTGATGACTTCTTAGGAGGATTACCTCATGAAGTAGATATGAAAGCTTCTTCTGGTGTACGAACGGTATATAAAGTTCGTTCATCAGATAGAGAGGCAGATAGAGATGAGATACTACGAATCTTAAGACAAGCTGGAGTTACAGCTCAAATAGGTTCAGGAAGTTCAAGTGTTGATCCGATTGATGGCGAATTTGACAATATGCGATTTAGAATTTTAGTTAAACCAGTATCAGGTGGTATGGGTGAGACAACACTTAATTCAAGTATTACTGAGTTATTTCCATGTATTGCTTTTGAAACTAATTATAATCCAAAAAGTGTAGAAGAATTTCATAAGTATTTGCTTGGCGTTGATGTTAGCAAGCTTTCATGTGTATTAGGTAAGGATCTTGCGGCCGCTGAAGAAACAATTAATAAAGCAGATACATCTACTAAATTTGCAGAAAAAATGGAAAATGCTATTGGTATATGGCAGTTTTTAAAAGATCAGCATAAAGATAAGCCAATAAAAAATGTTTATTGGGGATATAGAGCAAAGCCGGCCGGTGTTGGAAGAGGACATCCAGGAGATATGTTTATTGAATACACTGATAAGAAAATGCTTGGTGTAAGTTTAAAAGCTGGTGGAAAGAAAACATCTGAACCTCAATTGAATACATATGTTAGACCAGTATTTGATGCATTTAAAGAATCACGAACAATGGCATCATTAAGAAGTAAAGCATATCAGCAAGTATATTCTAAAATTAAAGATATGCCTGCAGAAGAAGGCTTTGATGGCGGTCCCAATGGTAGACATAAAGATAGAGCAAAGACAGAAAATATTTTAAAAGTCTATGATAAAAAGAATAATCGTGCATACGAAAAAGATTATGATACAATGCTTGAAATAATGAGACAAGGTATTGTAGACCTCTTCAATAAAAATAAAAAGAAGACGGTTGAATATATTATAGCAGAAATTTTAAGAGATGCTCCCGGTGTTCCGACTATGGTGATTAAAGCAATTGGATCTACATATGAGGAAGTAACTGACAGAAATGAAGTAGGTGTATTTCTTCCGCAAGTAAAGTTTGTAAAAGCTGTTACGGCCAGATCATCTAAACAAAATTGGTATATAATACTACAATCTGGTAATGATAGTATTACAATGGCAATGTCAATTAGATCAAATAAATCTGGACATGCTGGTAAAAAGAAATTAGGACAATTTCCTTTAGGACTTGCAGTTAAATATAATGGTATAGCTAAATGAATTTAAAGCAACATATAGTAGAAGCAAAGAATACACACATGGTGCATATCGAAGATATGGTCATAGATGGTGGAGTGGATGGCGCACGTGCCGCTATATTTGCTTTAAGAGATTTAAGAGACATGTTAGCTGGTCATACGAATGATAGTAAAGCAGTTACAGTTAAATGGGATGGTGCACCAGCCGTATTTGCTGGCATTGATCCATCTGATGGTAAGTTCTTTGTTGCAAAGAAAGGCATATTTAATAAGAATCCCAAAGTATATAAGAGCGTTAAAGAAGTTAAAGCCGATACTTCAGGTGATTTAGCAGCAAAGCTTACAGAAGCATTTAAAGAATTTAAGAAACTTGGTATAAAGAAAGGAGTCTACCAGGGTGACATTATGTTCATCAAAAAAGACTTAAAGAAAGCAACAATTGATGGGAGAAAGTATGTAACTTTTCACCCAAATACTATAGTATATGCAATACCCGTTGAAGCAGCAACAGAAATTATGAGAGCAAAAATTGGCGTAGTGTGGCATACTTATTACTCAGGCTCAACCTTTGAATCTATGAGTGCATCCTTTGGTGTAACCACTGCTGCATTTAAAAATGTCCGAACGGTGTGGCAGAAATCAGCCAACCTACCAGACATATCTGGTTTAGCCACATTAACCAAAAAGGACACAGATGAAATTACGAAACATATATCAAACGCGGGAAAACTCTTTCAAAAGATCGCGTCTAGTACGCTTAATGACGTGGCTACAAATCCAGATATTAATTTATTTATCAATACCTTTCGCAATACGAAAGTTAGAGCACAAAGCGAAATTAGCAACACATCGGCCCATGTACAAGAACTTATTGACTGGATCGAAAACCGCTATAACACAGAAAAGGAGAGACTTAAAAGCGATGCTGGTAAGGATAGAAAGGAAGAAGCGAAGCTTGCAGCACTAGAATTCTTTACAGATGACAATAAAGATAGTCTTGTCAGCATGTTTGATATGCAAAATGAACTCGTATATGCTAAGAAAAAGCTATTAACACACTTGGACAGTATGGATAGTATAAATACATTTATAAAGACTAAAGATGGTTTTAGAGTAACGGGCGCTGAAGGATATGTTGCTAT